GATATGGCCGGGTAGTTGATATACTCTTCTCTGGTCATTTGTTATATTTTTCGTAATATGAATCAATAATGGAATTAAACTTTTCAGTAAATAAATCCATTTCCATTTGCTCGGAAGCCCAAATCAAAGATTCAATTTCATTCCAATTATCAAGCTTTGTTAAATCTATTTTTTTATTGATTTCTTGAATAAGCCATCGAACGGCAAATTTATTCTCCATAAATTAATTTATAATAATCACTACCTATTACAAGATCAATTGAGCCACCATCATTAAAGGCCTGCACAATTTGCTGCTTTTCAATATCCAGATACTTGTGGAAGTTATTTACGAATTGCCTGCCTTTCTCAGTGTAAACATCAAATAATTCTGGATGCAATTCTTTGAGCTCAGTCATTAACTGCTGCACTGCTGTCTTTTTAGCATCCACAAATACGTGCACTGGAATGTCCTTATTTTTGACATTGATTGTCCTTACATCTTTAGCCGCCTCAATGGCAGCCTTGGCCGAGTCGAGATTGGCCTTGATTGAATATGTACGTGGCTTCATATTATCTGATTGATTGAGTTTTAACTTCGATTAATTCAATACCTGCAATGGCATCCACACCACAAGATTTCATGGCAGCAGGTAGGTTTTTCAGCAGGTCCTCTGGTGCTAATTTACCGAATTGAAACAGCACCGCCAAGACAGCACCCCACTGCACCTCACCATTGATTTGTGCCTTTATGGTTGTTCTGATATTGGCAGTCTTTGGGATGTCCACTGAGGTGGCAAAGAGCTGATCTGTGAATGAGCCCATGATATCAGATACAGATTGAGCCTGCTTAAGTGCGGCCTCTGCCTCGGCTTTTATTTTGGCCTCGGCTTCACGCTTCACACGCTCCTGGATATTGTGGTATTCAATCATCTTGGCCTTGGTGGTCTGGATAAATTGCAGCATGGGATCAATGGTCTCCTGCTCAATCTTCATGACCTCTTTTTTATAGATGTCTAATGGTGCTGTGACTTGCTTGCGTGAAGATTCGATGTACTTGATCACATCATTAACAAGCTTGATAGTGTAGGCCATCTGATTGTATGTCTCCTGATTATAGACTGTCTCATCTTTGTGGCTGTGAATTAGGGCCTGTGCATGCAGCACTTGTGGATCATTTATCGCTTGATAAATTTTCTCCACTGGAATAGTGATTTTTGAAATTGCATTCATATCTTTGAGAGTTGCTTTGTTTGTGATTTAAAAGGGAGGCTTTGTCATGGGCCTCCCTTTTTTATTGGTTAATTAGAAAGGTAAACCTGTTGAATCTGATGTGCCAAATAAATCATCAAGATCAGAGGCATCTTGGTTTAATGTGGACTTACTCACATAAGGGCTGCCCACCTTTGGCACCTCAGCAGGAACCACATTAGTGGCCAATCCGGTGCCGTAATGCTGTGCGGGTGTCACCTTAGTGGCTGCATTTAATCGGGCAGCCCACTCATCAGACTTGCAGATGTCCTCTTGAATGAATGATGGAAGTTTATTGAATACCTCTTCATCGTGTTCTGTTGTATCATAACATAATGCCTCATTAATCTGCTCAGGGCACTCCATGCCTTTGGGCAGTGGTGATATGCTCATAATGTTTACAAAGGTGCGGCCATCGGCCAAGGTATTGTGTGACAAGTTTAGCATGGCAGGCTTGCTGATTAACTTGAACAGGTCAAGATCGGAGGCCTGCTTGTCATTCATTTTTTTTCCGATCCATGCCTCAATAAACTTGCGCATAATTGACTTGTCACTCATTGACAAATTCATTAAGGTCTTAGCAATGAATGGCTGCTCACCTTTCTCCTCTGAGAAAACGGTTTGTTCATTGGGCAGCTCAAAAACAAATTGAACTTTCCTCTTCTTGTTCTGCCACTTCTCATCAAAGGTGGTACCCTTGTCAATGATCTGGATGCAACGTGCTACGTGCGTCCCTTCTGGTGCGAGCTGTTTTGTACCGGTGCCACCGGTGCTGATTGGAGCTTTCATAAAATATAAAGGATTAAAAATTTACGCTTGTAAGGCCTCAAGTACGCCTTGATGCACAGCCTCCACTGCAAAGGTGTAGGCATGGTGAAACTCTTCTATTGTTGAAGGGTTAAAGATACGGATGTCGTAAGGCACCCCATGTTCTTGCTCTCTGTTAAACTGTCTGGCAAGCTGTGCCGATTTAGAATCATACCTCACATGAATACCTTTGCGAGGGCCATCATTGATAATGATTGTCAATACACCTGCAAGGTGATCATAATGGAAGAACTCAGTGCCCTCCAAATTTTTGAATAATGTTACTGCTTTTGTCATGATTTTGTGTGTTTAGAGATTACGAAAATTGTACTGTTTCAATCCATACTTTGGTGATTGCTGAATATTGAGCTGCCTTAGCAATTGCGTATTGCAATTCTGACTCATCAGTGTTTGGCACTTCTTGTTCAAATGATACCCAGTCATTCTGAGATTCATTCCAGATTAAATTTACTCCTGTTGAGGTCGCTGCGATAATTTGTGTGATTGTGTTCATGGTGCTTTAGATTTGTGTGTTTGAATTTGTTTGACAAATGTATGATAATACTTTTGATTTTGTCAAGTAAAATCTATTAACAAAATGTAAACAGCTATAAATCAGCACAATATTTTTATTTTAAGGTGCGGCCACTGCCAATCCAAACCCAATCAGGGCCCCAATTCCAATCTTAAAGCCAGTCGTTTGGTACCACTTTGGTGGCTTGCGGACCACAAAATTACTCATGGATGTGATCTGCACATTGGGATTGTCCACCTTTATTCTTACTACCGGATCGGACACTTTAAATAATTTGTTTATTAGCCCCTTCCTGATGGTATCTCCGATGGCTACGGTGTAAGATGTCGGAATAATTAAAGAGTCAATCTGGAGCCTCCCTAATCGGTTAATCTCGCCACCCATTGTGAAGTGTTTATCCTTCTTATAGAATGGCCTTGGTAATTTAAGGTGAGGGAATGAGTCGATGTACACCGGTTCGGCCAGTTGAATCTCAGTTTTCACTACTGTTTTGGTTCGGTACTTCACCACCTCTGTTGGTTTGTACATCTCCATATCTTTGATCTCCTTAGTCAGTGCAGCCTCAAGCCTATCAGATTGCACAATCTTTACCGTTTGGCTCACCAGTGTGGCAGAATCCTTGGCAATTCGGCTCACCAATTTATCCTTGTATTCAATCATGGTGCTAAGATCGGACAGGGCAGCCCTCTCATCTCGGCATGATTTGAAGTTTATCAGCAGTAAAATCAGAATTACCACACCATAGATGGCATGGTGCTTTAAAGAGTCAAATTGATAGGTCTTGGACATGGCTCATAATTTGATTAAATCTAATCAAATAAGATGATTTATCCCTTAAATTATCCATAAGAATTTGACTCACCACATTCAGTGGCATACCCTTTTCAATCACGTACCCAATCAACACCCTGATTAATCTCTCATCACATTCCTGGTCATTAGTTGGCAAATGATGTGTTGGCTCATTCATACCTCAAAGATATTAAATTTGTCGGGTTGCTTTCTTGACCAACAATTTTACTACCTCATCAAGCCTATCCACTGAGTTTGCAATCATAATCATGATGCCACTCTTCTCTTGCTCGGTGGCTTCTGGGTGATCAAGCAGCATCCGGACCAATCCACCGATTGAAGTTAATGGCTGCCTGAGCTCATGGCTTAACATGAATCGGAACTCCTCCAATAATACCTTTTGACGCTCGTGCTCATGAGATGATATTGATGTCACATCCACAAGTTGAATCCCGATAAAGTGCAGGCTGTCCATTATGGAGTAAACATTCCACATATTGTAACGCTCGGAGCCAATCTTCTGCTTGGTTTTGGCATACACCCGAACCGGATCAGGTGAGTTCTTTGTGGCCTTCTTGATTGACCGTATCAGCTCATCTTTGTCGCTGTCATCGGCTGCAATGTCCAAAAAATTGGTAGGCTTAATGTGGCTGCTGTACTCTTTGAATAAGTCATTAGATGCCACTATACGGCCATCAGCATCAGTGATCACATAAAACATGTCAATTGATGAGTCCAGGATGTGCAGGCTTGCCATACCACAAAGATAATTAAGCCCTTTGAACTTTTAGGATAATTCTTGCTTAAGCTCTCTAAATAATGAAGCCCAAGATGGCCCACAAGTGAGCACATATTTGGCACTTAAGGCTAGCATAAAGCTGAACAAAAGAGAGTTTATAAGTAAATCAAAGTTCATAGGCTGCTCAATTTCTGGCTGATTTCTTACTTGGTGAATAATTACGGGGCTGTACGTTGATTCACTTATTAAAGATACATCAGCAGGTCTTATTGTGTCAATAGATGTATGGATGACCTTATTAACAACGGGTGCAACAATATCAACTGGGACACTGTCCACCTCAATTGCGGCCACAGTATCAGCAATAATTGGCATCTCAATTACTTGCACCACCGGATGATTCTTACAGTGGCCCGGATTGGTGCATTGTATCGTGTCAGTTGGTATCATTGTCTGGTGCTTTAGGTAAGTACCCTGCTGCCAATAGAGCTGCCACAATAGCGGCCAAAGTCTCCACCTCAATCTTCTTTAAGATCAGTAAAAATACGGATATCAGTATTACCAAACTGCCCACCGTAGCTTTCCAATGCTTTAAGATGATATTGTAAATCCTTTTAGCTTTATTAGTTCGCCTGGTCATGGTCCAATTTACGACAAAGGACTGGCCATTGTTGGTATAAATAGTAGCAATTATTTACAAAGTGAGAAGTACAGCTTCGCCTCTTCTCTTCTCCTGGTCACCAGTCCTGGCAGCACCTTGCCACCACCCCTCACCCATTTATTAAACTCATCCACAATGGATGGATCAGCAGGATTGGCCTTGGCCTTTTTTAAAAGTGTGGATTTAATAAAGGCCCCTGTTCCCACATTGTAGCAGAAAGAAACTAAGGCATCAAACTGACACTGATTAATATTAGGAAGGTGTCTATTTACTGCATCCTCAAAGGACTTCATGGCGGCCAATAAAAGTGATGTGGCCTCTTGCTCATTGTCCAATTTATCTCCCATCTTTACCTTGCTACCATCAGGATATCGAGTGTTTCCGTAGCCAATGGTGACCACAGAAGCAGGGCAGAGGTAGGCATTAAGCCTTAGCCCTTCATGCTTCTTTATGATATCAAGTCCTGACTTGGAGGTGGATCTCATTATAATACCAAATATTGTGCTACAATGTAAATGTATTGGTACCCGTATGCAGTTGATGTGCTTTCTAAATTAACCGAGCACTTGTTATTAACCGTATCGGCACTAAGATCCCATGATACTAACTCAGTATAATCGGCATTGTGTGATACAATACCAAATAAATCTTTTGCATTGGCAAAATTAGAGGCCACCGGTAGTGATAAATTGAATGTGCCTGTGGTCTCACCAGTGTCGAGTTGTGCCTCTAAATAATAAGAGCAATTCACCACATCATTCACTCTTTGGTAATATGCAGCCAATGGTGTCACTACAATATTTGTCTCATCTGAAACAGTAGGTGTGAAGCTGCCACTTTCAAACTGTGGCAGGCCTGAAAATATATTCTGCACCTCAATCTTTTTAGATTGGTTCGATGAGCTGTCCACGATGTACATCACATCATCTGATGCTGCTGATGCTAATGCTGTTAAGTCAGTTACTTTTACGCCTGCCATAATATTTGATTTTTACAAATTTACAAAGAATTGAGATAGGTAATGGCATCATCCACACTTGAATAAGTTGTGCCATTGAATGAATAATCTGCAATGGTTATGCAGTAAATGCCTTGATCGGTATTAAGAGCAAAAGAGTTGTCATCATTCTTTGTCCACTTAGGCTCATATAATTCCGCTGTTATTTCACCATTTGAAACGGTGCTATAAAAGACAGCAACCTCCGCTGTTATGTTAATGTTTATCATATCTTCTCGATTAAATAGAATGAAGTACGTGCCACATCTGCAGATGCTGAACTTAACTGCACCATAAATATTAAATATTGATTTGTAGTCCAGTCAATATTGGCAGCAGTGAATGATGTCAAAGTATTAAAGTCTGTGAAGGTGTTACCTGCAGGAGCAGTGACTTGCGTATTATTGGAAGCTTTAATTGCCAAGTGCCTCTGGAAGGCATTGCT